AACTTCGTTAAGAACCTAATTATTTCCGGGCTTAAGTATTTGCATGACCAGTTACCCGAGGTTAACAAAATTACTGTAATCGGTATATGTGGAAACCATTCAAGAACTACAAAAAAAATGCAGTTTAGCAACGGTTTCGAGATGAATTATGAATATTTTATGTACAAGGACGTAGAGCATACATTAACACTTATGGGGCTGACAAAATTCAGTTTCATTATCCCCGAAAGTGAATTTGCATATATCGACGTGTACGGAAAGAAAGTGCTATTTGCGCACGGGCATCAATTCCGCACGGCTGGCGGCATCGGAGGTATTTACCCGTCTATGATGAGATGGTACGCCAAAATGAACCAAACAATACAAATTGATAAAGCCTTTATCGGGCATTACCACCAAATGATATATACTAAAGAGGTTTGCGTGAACGGTTCTTTGAAAGGCTTCGATGCCTTTGCGATGGGACACGGGTTGGCATACGAAGAGCCACAGCAAACATACGTTATTCTGAACGAAAAGAGAGGATTTATTTTCTACTCACCTATCTTTGCCGATTAAGTTAAAGGGCTACTAATTGTTAAATAGATGCAATTGGTAGCCCTTTTTCTTGTTTATTAAAAACATTGTTGTACCTTTGCCGTTATAATAGTAATAACAATTAAAACAAGTGATTATGCGAAATTTATTTATTGACTTCGAAACATTTAGCACTACAGACATCAAAAAAGCTGGTAATTATAAATACTGTGAGGACGAGAATTTTGAAATTCTCCTTTGCGGTTTCATGTGGGACACAGATACGGACGTTAGGATTATAGACCTAACGAAGCCCGGGGGGTTGGACGAGTTCAACACGTTGTTCACGTATGTACAGAGCGCCGAGGACGTTATGATAGTAGCACACAACGCTACGTTTGAACGTATCTGTTTGCGTGAGTACGGGTTTGACATCAGCCCTATGCGTTTTTTCTGTACTGCTAATATGTCCTTGTATTGCGGTATGCCTGCATCGTTGGAAGCGGTATCTAATATCCTCAACCTGGACGATAAGAAGAAGGGCACGGGCAAAAACCTAATACGCTACTTTTCTATCCCCTGCAAACCTACCAAAACAAACGGAGGCCGCACACGTAATTTGCCGGAACACGCCCCCGAGGACTGGGAGGAGTTCATCGACTACCTACGTTATGACGTGCTATCTGAAAAGGAGATTTTCGGTAAGCTGTCAAGGTTTGAATTCCCGGAAGAAGAGCAGCGCATTTATGCAGCCGACCAGCGTATAAACGACTACGGTATATTGGCCGACCTCGAGCTGGCACACGCCGCCCAGGATATGGACGAAGAATATAAGGCGCGTCTAACCGAGAAAGCAGAGAAGGAATTCGGGCTAAGTTCTCTAAAGTCCATGCCACAGTTAAAAGGCTTCATTAAAGAGCGTACAGGCTTGGTTATCGATTCACTCAATAAGAATAACATCGAGGGGGTGATAAGGACCATAGTGAGCCTCAAAAACGTTACTGACGGGGATAAGCAAGCAGTGTTAGACGTTATCGACCTACGTAGGGAGATAGGTAAAACGTCGAACGCCAAATACACCGCCATGCTTGCAAGCGCCGGGAGAGGCAACCGTATTAGAGGACTGTTCCGTTACTATGGTGCGAGCCGTACCGGGCGATGGGCTGGGTGCTTAGTTCAATTACAGAACCTACCGCAAAACCACATCGAAGACCTGGACGGGGCGCGAGACCTGGCAAAGATGCACGATTTGGACATGATGGAAGTTATATATGACAAGCCTACGCATATACTTTCGCAGCTAATACGCACCGCGTTTATCGCCCCCGAGGGGTACACGTTTTCTGTGGCAGACTTCTCGGCAATTGAAGCCCGAGTAATTGCATGGGTTGCTAATGAGCAATGGCGTTTAGACTTATTTAATGACCCGAAAGCTGATATTTATTGCGCCTCGGCATCTAAAATGTTCGGTGTCCCAGTACACAAGGGGGACGACTTAAGGCAGCGAGGGAAGGTTGCAGAGCTTGCATTGGGTTATGGGGGCGGCGTTAATGCTCTTACTACAATGGATATTAAAAAAGCGTTAAAAGACGAAGAAAAACCTCAGATATTGTCAAAATGGAGAGAAGCTAATAAAAAAGTAGTATCTTTGTGGCGTTCGTTAGAAGATTGCGCAAAGCGATGTATCGGAACGAGACGCGAACAAGTTTATAGGATAGACGACGTTTCAAGTATTATTTTCCGATATGAGAGCGGCGCGATGACTATTGAACTACCGAGCGGTAGAAAGCTATTCTACCCGTCGGCAAGAATGGGGAAACGTACCATAGAAGGCGTTAACGGCTCTTTTGAGGTTGAGGACATCTCCTATATGGGTCAAGACCAAACTTCCGGGAAGTGGGTTAAGCTAAACACCTACGGCGGCAAGCTAACCGAGAACGTTGTGCAGGCGATAGCCCGTGACTTGCTGGCGAATGCAATTTTCAAGGTATTTGATTTAGGCTTTAATATCGTGTTGCATGTTCACGATGAGATAGTCGCCGAGATACCGAAGGACGGAAACGAAGAAAAGACGCTGCAAATAATGAGCGATGCCATGTGCAACGCCCCGAGTTGGGCAAAAGGCATTCCGTTAAGAGCAGCAGGATATATTACTGATTATTACAAAAAAGATTAAATTATGGATTTACGAAAAATGGTTTTTAAAATTGCTACAGCGAGTAGCGCGAAGTCTACTTCATGGAAAAACCGTTCTTTCTCATGGGACGAGTTAACCGAGAAGCTGACAAAGGCAACCGTTACGGATGAGACGTACCGGGAGTTTATAAGCGCGAGCAAAGCCGAGCAGGGTAATATTAAAGACGTAGGCGCATTCATGGGCGGCGAATTGTTCGGTAGCCGTAGAAACAAAAACAATGTAGGCGAGCGTTCCATTTTGGCGCTTGATATTGACTACGGAGAAAAGAACTTCCCCGAAATGTTCTACTCTGTTATTAATTGCGCATGTATCATTCACGGAACGCACAGGCACAACCCGAAAGCGAATACACTTCGTTACCGTGTTATCATTCCGTTGTCCGAACCAGTGGATGGGGAGCAATACGAGGCTATCGCCCGTAAGGTCGCCGAGTTGACGGGTATCGACTTGTACGACAGAACGACGTTTCAACCCGAACGCTGTATGTTTTTCCCGTCGGTTTCCAAAGACGTAGAGTATGAGTTTATAGATTACTCGGCATTCAACGAAAACCCTTTGGACGTGCAAAAGTATTTGGATATGTACGACGATTGGAGCAATACGACCGAGTGGGCGTACCACAAGGACGAGAAAGGCGAAGCCCGGACGCTTGCTAAAGAACAGCAAGACCCCACACTAAAAGAGGGTAATGTGGGTGACTTCTGTAGAGCCTACACGATTAGCGAGGTTATCGCGGAATACCTATCGGACGTTTACGAACCTACCGAGCAGGAGGACAGATGGACGTATACGGGTGGTTCTACTTCAGGCGGTATGCTTACCTTCAATGATATGTTCGCTTATTCGTTCCATAACAACGACCCGATACAGGGCAACCACGTGTTCAACGCCTACGACCTTGTACGTGTACACAAGTTCGGTAAGCTGGATAAAGGCGCGGATAGGAAGAACTCGACCGAAGCCATGAACGAGTTGGTAAACAAGGATGCAAAGGTAGCCGCGGCACGTGCCCGGATGCTGGCAGTTAAGGCTGGTGAAATCATGGACGATTTCGACGACGTTATAGAAGTAGAAGAAGCAACAGACAGCGACGTAGCGACAACGTATGAGGACGCGATGGCGAAGCTCGAAACGGACAAGCGCGGCGCTTACCTCCCATCTGCAAAGAATTTAGGGTTGATAATGAAGTATGACCCGAATTTAAAGGGGCTTATAGCGCGAGACCTATTTAAAGAGCGCCGGGTTGTTACCCGTGTACCTCCATGGCGCGCGAAAGATACCTCTTTGGACTTCCAGGACGTGGACTATTCGGGCGTACGTAAACACATTGAGGATATTTATGGCATATCGAATAGTGCAAAGATTGACGATGCTATAGCGCTGTCCGCGGAAATGAACTCATTCCACCCCGTGCAGGAATACCTAACCAAATTAAAGTGGGACGGTATCGAAAGAGTTGATAAAGCGCTTACCCATATCATGGGAGCGGAAGATAACATATACACCCGTGAGGCATTCCGTATCATGATGGTAGGGGCTGTTAAACGTATATTTCAAAAGGGGTGCAAATTCGACAGCATGTTAGTTCTACAGTCCGAGCAGGGCGCAGGAAAGAGCACATTCATCCAAAAGCTGGGTAAGCAATGGTTCTCCGATAGCCTTTCAAGTATGGACGGTAAGGGCGCTTTTGAACAATTGCAGGGTAACTGGATATTGGAGGTAGCCGAGTTGTCAGCAATGAGACGTTCAGAAGTTGAAGGCGTGAAAAACTTTATTTCCAAAACGGAGGACAGCTTCAGACCGGCATACGGACGCGTTACCAAGAACTTCCCCCGGCAATGCGTCTTTATAGGTACGACCAACCGGGACGAATTTCTAAAGGACGATACGGGCGGCAGACGCTTTTTGCCCGTGAAGGTTAAGGCGAACGCGAATACGCATCTTATCTTTGAAAAGGGGTTCGACGATTATGTAGACCAGCTATGGGCTGAAGCCGTACAAATGTATTTCCGCAAGGTAAGTACGTTACTATCTCGCGAAGCCGAGGCGATTGCCGAGGAAGGACGCGAAGAGCATTTCGAGGCAGACCCCCGTACCGCATCGGTGGAGGCGTATTTGGATATGCTTGTACCTACCGATTGGAGGCGCATGTATGTGAATGAAAGGCGCATGTACTTTAGAGAGTACGACGAATCGAAGGTAGACCCGGAAGACTTTACACTGGGAAAGATGGACTTCGTGTCCATTATGCAAATCGCTACAGACGTGTTCGAGATGGAAGTAGGGCGCGTAACCGCTAAAGAGAGCAGAGAGATAGCCGCCATCATGTCTAAGGTACAAGGGTGGCGGCGATCGGCGAACGGGAAAACCGTTATGGGTATCGGACGCGTACGAGGGTTTGAGCGTATTGTTAACGAGTGATAACAGAGGGGGTGTAAAAATCCCCAAATGTTAACTAACTGTTAACAGAATAACTAAATGCGATTTATTTCTTAAATGGTGTTAACGGAATATACAACCTATCATTATTTGCCGTATATTTGTAATGTCAAAAGGAAATAATAACAATTTAAAAACAAAAGATTATGAATGACAGAGCAGAAGTAGTTAGGTTAAAAACATTCGGTAGGATAGCTTTTCAAGTGAACATAATAAATACCGAAACGGGATTGTACCGAAATAGTCTATCCCGAAGATTTGAAACAAAGGCAGAAGCTTTAGAATTTATATCAGCTTACAGTTTAACAATTTAAAAACAAAAGATTATGAAAAAGTTAGTAGTATTAGCAGTGTTAATTCTTACAAGTGTATCAATGTTTAGTCAAATCACGTCGCAGGGTAAGCCCGAGGTATTGAAATCGTTCCGTATGGGCGTTTGCAAATTGATTGATACCAATGGGGAAATAACCATTGAGGCATTGACGGGCAAGACCGGAACGTATAATATGATAGTCCATTTAGGTACGCCCGAGGAAGCGAAGGTAACGCTTGCAAGCCTTGCAGAATACAAGCCCGGTAAGGGCGAGACGGTCAACCTCAACAACCCGAGCAACAGCAAAGCGTATTTCTCAAAGCTTTACGGTACATGGGTAATCACACAGGGGGTAACGGAGTATTTCGAAATTTCAGTTAGTCGCAGAGAGCTTAGGAAAATGGTTGAGGCGTTGAACAATTAAAGAAGTGTTTTTGTTATTACAGTATATAAAAAGAAAAGATTATGAAAAGTGGAAATTTTATTGAACTGACGTTCGTAGTTAAAGGTGAATCGCAAGTGGAGTATATCAACGTTGAACACGTATCGCGTATTATGTACGTGGGTGGCAAACCGTTTATCGGTATGCTGGGGCAGACCTACACGCGCCAACTCACAGAAACGAGCATGAAGGAGCTAACAGAGTGTATTAACTTGGAAAACAATTAAAATGGTTACTATCTTAAAAGTTATCGCCGTAAACGAAAGGGAACGTACCTCGTATTATCCTACCCCGGGCGATGGGGTGTTTCCAACCGTGGAGATGGCACGGGAGTTTTATAAAAATGAGTTCAAAACAAATAAAATAATATTGTGTTATGTCAGCAAATGAAAAAGTACAGAGTTACAACGTAGGCAAGTCCGATTACGCAAAGCATGCCATCCAGCCGTGGGACATTTGGAAAGAGTATAACCTTAACCCCTGGGACGCGGATATAGTGAAACGCGTGCTACGCACCAAGGAGGGCGAACCCCGAACAGTGGATTATGAAAAGATTATCCACATATGCAAGTATCGCATTGCGGAGCTATCTAAGGAAGTCTTAAAGGAAACCAAGGTAGTTGCACCAGTTGAGGAAGAAAAGCCCGTAGAGGACGAGGAAAGCGACGATACAACGGTATTTTGCCTGAGCGAGACAATGAAGCCTGCAACGTTCTATATTGAGGGGGTGAAATGGGACGGTAAGTACATAGGCTACTCGGTGTTCATGTCTGGTAACAGTCCCTATATGTATTTAGGTGTCAACGCAGCGGGCAGCCACTTATACGCAGACCTTTCGGTGTTCGAACAATGGCTTTACACCTCGGAAGCGCACCTGCCGCAAAAAACGTTCGAGCTAAATTGCACCAGCCTTTTCGGCAATCACAGAAGCTCGTTAAAGATAGGGCACGTAGGTACGAACTACGAGAAGCACGACTATATAATAGCAGGGAAGGGCGTACTACTCCGTTACTTTGGAACGAGGGGAAGCAAGTTTGTCTACCGTAATATGTCGGCAAAACGTGCAGATGGTACACACCCCGAGTTCTTAAGCAATGTTAAGATAGAAAACAAAGCAATTCAATTCACGTTATGATAAGCGGACAAGAATACGCGTACGGTATCGGAGACGAGATAGTACATAACGGAGAGGTTTTAAAGTATAGGGGCTATTATAACGGACACCTCTACACAACTACAGTAGACCACGAAGCCGGGGAATTCTCCGAAACAGTGGTATTTGAAAACAAATTGAGAAATGAAGGATATAATAAGTGAAAAAGATTTAGAGCGTACATTCTCCGAGAAGCTTAACCGAACAAAAAAAGTGTGGGTAATAAAACTATTATCCACCTTTATAAAAGGTTTGCCGGATAGAATGATACTTTGCCAGGGTGGATATGTAGGCTTCGCCGAGATAAAGACCACGGGTAAGAAACCAACCAAGATGCAATTACTGATACACAGCAAGTTAGAGGCTTTGGGCTTCAAAGTATTTGTTATCGACGATTTGGAAAGCAGGGACGCTGCAATAAGTTTTTTCTTAAACAATGTTAAGGGAATAAACAACGTACCGGGAAAAGGGTTATCTTTGTAGTATCAAATTTAAAAATAAACAAGTATGAAGTATTTAGGAGGTAAGACAAGAATAGCAAAGGAAATCTTGCCTATAATTTTGGCAGATAGAAAGGAAGGGCAGTATTTCGTCGAGCCGTTTTGCGGTGGGTGCAATGTGACTGCCAAGGTATCGGGAAACAGGATAGCAAACGATTGCAACGAGTATTTGATAGCTATGTTTGTAGGTTTGCTATCCGGGGAAAAATACCCCGAGCAAATAGACCCCGAACTGTATAATGACGTTAGAGAGTGCTTTCGTTCGGGGTCTGACAAATACGACCTTGGTTTTATGGGCTGGGTGGGGTTTATGGCTTCTTACAGGGGCAAATTCTTTGGTGGCTACTCCGGCGCATACTGGAGAAGTGACGGCAGGCACATAGACAGCATATCCGAGGCTGTGAGTGGCATAGCAAAGCAGATACCCAAATTGCAGGGCGTGGAGTTTCGCTCCGGGGACTACAAGAACCTACGAATTCCCGATGAGTCCATAATATACTGCGACCCCCCATATATGGGTACTACAGGATACTCGGACGATATAAAACACGATGAGTTTTGGCAGTGGTGTCGGGAGCGTGTTTACGACGGTCATAAAGTTTATGTATCCGAATATCAAGCCCCGGACGACTTTATTACAATTTGGGGGAAGCCAATACAGAATTGCATTAGCCTCGATAAAAAAGCTACCGAGAGATTATTTATTTATAAAGGACAATTTTAAAACAGAAATCATGAAAAAGAGAAGTTTAAAAGAAGAGATAGAATACCGTTTAGGCATGTACTTCGGCATCAAGTCCGGCGCGCTGTATGTCCGCGACGATAAGTTCGGTAACACAGAGGAAATACTAAACCAGTTGCAACGCGATATTACCCGAGACGTTAATTTCCTTTCGCGTAAAACACTGGGATACGTATCGGATGAGCAGGACTTCAAAAGCATTTGCGTGTTTTACAAAACAAAATTAATGAAGTAATAGGGCTATGGTAAACTATATAGATTTAAAGTTAAAGTGTATCGCAGGACACACCGAAATAGTAATGAATGGTCAGCGCATTAAGTGCGCTGCCGATTACGACAGAGTAATAGGGCACATAACCCCGGCAGCTCTCCATGAGTTCAGCGCCCAGTTATCAATGATAAAAGCAATGTTATGTTAGAAAGAAAGCAATTACATGAATACCAAGTAAAGGGAGTGCAGCATATTATCGGCAACGAGTTTTGCGCGTTGTTCCTCGATATGGGTTTGGGCAAAACAGTAACAACCCTAACCGCCATCAAAGACCTTTTGGATAATTGCATCATATCTAATTGCCTGGTAATTGCCCCTAAGAAAGTAACACAAGTCACCTGGAGCGACGAGATTAAAGCATGGGCACACCTTAAGGACTTGACGATATCAGTAATAGACGGTACGGTTAAGCAGCGCCGGGAAGCCTACCAGAAGCAAGCGGACATATATGCAGTTAGCCGTGATAACATTGTTTGGCTTGTAATGGAGTTCGGAGGTGTTAAACTTCCCTATGACATGGTTGTTATCGATGAGCTGAGCAGTTTTAAGAACTACGCGTCAAAGCGTTTTAAAGCCCTTAGAAAGGTGCGGAAGTTCATACCACGAGTTGTAGGCTTGACGGGTACGCCATCGCCAAACGGACTGATAGACCTATTCGCTCAAATGTATTTGATAGACCAAGGGCAAAGGCTCGGAAAATCAATCACAGCGTACAGGGATAGGTTTTTCAGACCCGACAAGCGGAACGGCGATATAGTGTTCAGTTATGCACTGAAAAGCCCCCAGGAAGAAACGGAGAAGCAAATAAGCGACCTTATAAGTGATATAACCATATCAATGACCGCCGAGGACTATTTGAAGATGCCCGACCGCATTAACATATACGACCGCGTGGAGCTGTCGCCTAAAGTGCTGGCACAGTATAAGGAGTTCGAGAAGGAGCAAGTATTGGAGCTTATCAACTCGGACGAACCGATAAGCGCAGCAAGTGCGGCGGCTTTATCCAATAAGCTGCAACAATTCGCAAACGGCGCAATATACGATGCCGACCGAAAGGTAATCGAGGTGCACGACGAGAAGCTGGAGAAGCTTGAGGAGCTTGTAGAGGCCGCGAACGGTTCGCCCGTATTGGTTGCCTACTCATACAAGCATGACCTTGAACGCATAATGAAGAAGCTAAAGGCGTATAGGCCCGTCAAACTGGAGAAGCCCGAGCAGATAGCCGAGTGGAACGCCGGTAAGATTAAAGTGCTTGTAACGCACCCGGCGAGCGCAGGGCACGGGCTTAACCTACAGAAAGGCGGGCATACGCTTATATGGTTCGGTAATACCTGGAGTCTGGAGCTGTACATGCAGTTCAACGCCCGGTTGTACCGCCAGGGGCAAACGCACCCCGTAACCGTCCATCACATCCTAACCACTGGAACGGTAGACGAGAAGATAATAAAAGCCCTGGAAGGTAAGAAACAGACGCAGGACGGGCTTATGCAGAGTATTAAAGAGCTTATGGAATTTTACAGTAAGAAATGAAAAAGTTAATAGCAGTTATCGCAGTCCTACCCCTATTGGTAGGCTGCACTGTAGTACAGAACGCAGCGGACAGCATACAACGTAATTTCGGGCTACAGCAATTAGAGTACGGGCTATCACCGAAGGATAGTTTAATACTTAAATGATGTTAACGAAAGAACCAACGTAACTGGAAAAGCGTTATATTTGTATCAACGATTTAAAAACAAAAGATTATGGAAAAGTATTCAAAAGCAGTTAGCGAGATGTATTCGCAGTTTGAAAAGAGAGAAGCCCACCCGATGGAGAAGTATATAGGGAGATTGGCTAAATGCAACGGCGAGAAATTGGAAGTAGTGGGGTATAGGGACAATGAATGTAACTTTCCGCTTATAGTAGAAGTTTCCAAACTCGGAGGATGGTATTGTGAGTTTTTAGACCCGCAAGATGTTGTAGTCAAAGAGTGCGAAAGATATTGGTATGTCAGTGTTAACGATTTAATAGATTAGAGGTTATGGTTAGAAACAAGGATTTTGCAGTACTGTACGCAGGCCGTGCAGTATTCAACAAGAACGGCGAGTTTGCCGGTGTGGTGGTCGGTTGGAACGAAATACGCGGTGTGATAGTGGACGGTTGGTCATCCTGGGGTGCTAACGGTATGAGCGTGTCCGGGGATGGATTTTTGTCCTACGAATACCGCAACGCCGGGACGCTGGTAGAACCGGACGAGCTGATGGATGAGGAGGAAGTCTCAAAGCATATGACGATAGGCGAGCTTATCAAGGGGCACGAGGGCGTGCAGGGCGTCCAATTCTCTACGGACGGGCAAGGTAGCGTACAAGCCGCCTATATCCGTGGTAAGCACGGCGGCTTGAAGCTTGTAAGCATGGGAGACGGCTTAGAAAATGTATCATCAAAAATTTAAAAGATATGGAAGCATTAATGTGTTTATTTGGAATTGCGATAGGCGCGGGTTTGGTAACTGGTTTGTGGCTTGTGGCTAAATTTGCAGCCCGTTATATAGATGGTGAGTACAACGAATAATGGGAGCAAGGAAAATAATGGCAGTGTTAGCGGTGGTACTTTTATCGTTGAAAACTGCACGCGGTAGGAAACCCGAGTATTTCAATAGTGGGTATAAGCCGGAACACGGCACGGAGTTTTGCCGGGCGCATCTTGTGGGTAAGGTATACCGACTCGATAATAGAGCGCTGTACTTGGTTGAGATACACCCCAAGGACGCGGCCAAAGCGCGTGCGTGGGGCGTCCCGGAAACGGAGCTACGCGGAGTGTATTTACTGGAGAGAGGAAAATTTTATAAATTGGCATTTAAAGAAGAGTTATATGAAAGAACCAAAGCTACCCCATAGGCTTAAATGGGGCGATCGGACGGCCGCAAAGGTTGCCGAAGTAGATTACCTTATCGGTATCAGATTAGTGGGCTACACGAGCCTAAAGGACGTGATTATAGTGGAAGTACATGGGAGTGTGGCAGACGAGGTGGGTGCATGGAGCGCGCCCGAAGGTTTATATAGCGCAGGCAGCAGCGACGTGTTCGTGAAGAAGCCGCGAGCCGGGGCGTATTACAAGTATATAAAACTTAAAAACATCGTGCATGAAGAAAGTTAGTTTTATGGATATGGCGGTATGCCTCAACTGCCATGTATTCATCATATGGGAGTTCATACGAAGGTACGGATATACCGCCGGGGTAACAAAGGACAAGTACGGGCGCGGTTATGTGGAAGCCGGGCTTTGCAACGGTTGGATTGATAAGCTGGCAAAGTATGTAGCTGCCCAGGACTTCACATATAAGCAGCCTATCAATAAAAGGCAGTATCTCATCAGAGACGAAGCCCGGTTAGCCGAGGAGAAAAGAAACGAGCAGGACATATCAAGAACATACGGGATAGACCCGGAAGGAAGGATAAAAAGGGTGTCAACGTTCAAGGATGGAACGGTTCAGACGTGGTATTGGTATCGGTCTTCGCTCGGGTGGAAATTGACATAATGTAAGCACCCTCAAAGGACGTGTCGAACTAAGTGCCAACACCCCCGAAGGACGTGTCAAGTCAAGTGATAGCGATTAGCCCGAATCTGATTACAAAATGTCAGATTTGGGCTTTTGTTTATAATTAGAAAAAAGGGGCTCTAAAATTAACAGAATTTAACCACACCTGCACAGTAAAAAATCGCTACTGTGCAGGTCTCTGTGCACTCTAACTCTCTATATTATAATATATTATATGTAAATGCACAGATGCACAGTAAAAAGAGGGTAAAACATTATTTTGGAGAAAAGTGTATTTTAGGGGGTGTAAAATATACTATATCCTATATTAAAGTTATGAAAAAAAGGTGTGTGTCTGTGCAGGTGTCTGCAACGTTCAGTGAGATAGGTAGTTACAGTGTACACATACAGAATATTGTAAATATAATTCATTTGTAAACTTTATTTGTAAAAAAGGCCTAACTGACCGTAGGTTGGTCTGATGCGATTTGTTGCCTACCTTTGTGCCATGATTGAAACGATACGTATCGCCGTCCCAATACCGGGATAGTCCGAATACCGGGATAGTCCGAATACCGGGATAGTCCGAATACCGGGATAGTCCCAATACCGGGATAGTCCGAATACCGGGATAGTCCGAATACCGGGATAGTCCGAATACCGGGATAGTCCGAATACCGGGATAGTCCCAATACCGGGATAGTCCCAATACCGGGATAGTCCCAATACCGGGATAGTCCGAATACCGGGATAGTCCCAATACCGGGATAGTCCCAATACCGGGATAGTCCGAATACCGGGATAGTCCGAATACCGGGATAGTCCCAATACTACTCGTGCATCTCTTTAAGAGACCGCGAGCACACGCGCGATACCTCATTAATACCAACTAACAAACAAACTATGGCAGGAAGAGCAAAGAAGGAAGCCGCCCCCGATACGAAGGCGGCAATTACCAAGGGGCAAGCGACGGGCAAAGCCCCAGCCCCTAAAGACGATTTGAAGAAGTGCAAAGAACTTTACGAGGTCGTGCAGACGCGCGGTTGTAAAGGCGCAACGTTGTCTACCGTCGAAGAGTGCGTCGATTACGTAGCCGAGTACATGAACTTTTGCGCGCGTAACCCGTTCATCACTTTTGAAGTGCTGAAGGGTGGGAACGCGGCAGGGCAAAAGATACCTATAGAGAAGAAACGCGCGCCATCGCTGGGGGGCTTCTGCCTTTTCATCGGATGGACTTTGCAAGCGTTCAAGAAGAACGGCGCACGGCTTGAAAAGCTGGCAGAGGATGGGAACGAAGACGCGGCTAACCTTTTGACCGGGTACGCCCTAATCGCTGAACTCATCGCAACCGATATGGACGAGAGCGCGCTCGCCGGTGTGGTTGATGCTAACTACATGGCAAAGCTTAGAGGGCTACGAGACCTTAAGGACGTCACAAGCAACGGTAAGGAGGCAGGCACGAAGGCTATGCAGGTGAACGTACTTTCAGAGGATGCGGTGAAGAACCTACAGAAGTTAGGAGGCATCTAAAGCATGAACGTTACATTTACTTTTGAAAAGATACTGGCGGCTTTCGTAGACCCGAAGATTCGCGGCGTAGCCTCTAAAGGCGGCACGCGTAGTGGCAAGACGTGGGCAATCCTACAGATGCTGCACATACTTGCATTGAGCAACCCCCAACCGCTCGTTATCTCGTGCGTATCGGCTACGTTCCCTATGGTGAAACGTGGTATGCTCCGTGACTTTAAAGCCATGGTTGCAGCCGAGGGCTACTGGGACGAGAGCAAGTTTAATAAAACGGAAAGTACATATGAATACTCGAACGGCACAATAGTTGAGTTCTTCTCCTGTGATAACGCCGGCAAGGTGCACGGTCCGGCACGTGATATACTTTTCGTCAACGAGGCGCAAGGCATACCGCGTGAAATCTTTAGGCAGCTTGATATCCGTACCCGTAAAAAGGTCATCATCGACTACAACCCCGTACGGAAGTTCTGGGGCGAAACCGAGTTCGTAGGTGATAGATACGTTACGATACATTCGACGTACAAGGATAACCCGTACTTGACCCCCGAGCAGGTGGCGGCCATTGAGAAGAACAAGGGCGATGCCAATTGGTGGCGCGTGTACGGTGAGGGCTTGACGGGCGGCGTAGAGGGTAACGTTTACCCCGAGTACGAAGTAATAGACGATATGCCGGAAACCTTCACGGGTAGATGCCTGGGGCTTGACTTTGGTTTCGTGAATGACCCCACCGCGATTGTCGATATCCGCATGGAGGGCTGGGACTTATACGTAGACCTACTTTGCTATGAACAAGGCTTGCTTAACAGCCATATAGCGGACTACCTGAACGCCAATGCGCTTAACCGTGTGGTAACGGTGTGCGATAGTGCGGAGCAAAAGAGTATCGTGGAGCTACAGCAAAAGCGTATCAAAGCAATACCGTGCGTCAAGGGGCGCGGCTCTGTGGCGGCTGGTATTGCACAGGTGAAGCAATTCAAGTTGCACGTAACGAAGCGTTCGGTCAAGCTGCTTGATGAACTGGATAACTACAAATGGATTAAGGACGAAGTATCGGACACATACACCAACGAGGCGATAGACGCGTGGAATCACGCACTCGACGCGCTCCGTTACGGTGTGGACTTCCTGATACGCAAATACAGACCCAAATAATGAAAAAGTTTATATTGAGGTGGATTTACCGCATAACAGCGATTAACAACCGAAAGGTTTTATTGAGAGTTGCTAACCTACCAGCTAACGGCACGGTACGCATAACCAAGGACGAGGAGAAGTTGCTAAAGGATATGATTAAATACTGCCGGCCCTCACAAGTCGCTACGCGCAATGGGAGGGCTGTGTACAGACTTAGGGACGTCGAGGGTATAACTCTATGGTCTATGCTTGAAACGCGCCGTGCAGAGGGCGCAAACGAGCGTATCAAGGCATGGACTGATGACAACTACGAACCCGAGACCATTCTCGATGCCGCGAAGCTTGATAAGTTCATAGTGTCACAGATGGAAATCGCGGACGGTCTCGAGCAAATCGTGTTTCAGAACATGAAGCAGACGGGCGAAAGCGCGTTGACGGGTGACGAGACGATTAAACAAGCAAAGAACCTTCTCGGGCTTGTGCAGATTACAGCAGAGCTTTTCCACTGTAGCTTTGAGGACGCGAAGCAAATCAACTATTCGGACGCTATGCTTGCCATCGCCAAACGTAACGACGAGATAGAGAAGGAGAAGCAAGAAATGAAGAAACAACAAATGAAAAACAGATAGTTATGACTTTTGAAACAATAATTAACACAGCGAACGCCCGGGCTACAGCACTGGGCAAAACGCTGATATTCGGGGATACCGCAGTACAGAACGTAGCGGCTAACGAATTGGGCGATGACTTCTTTACGCTTGACGTAACGGCTGGAAGCTATACGGACACGAACGTACCTAACAGCAGCGCCTACACGGTAGTCATTCGCTGTATGGGTACATCAGCCTATATGCGAGACGACGCAGTAGAGATAGCAACTTTGATACGTACCGACCTTCTCCTGCATGGGATGCTTAAAAGCTTCATATGCGGCTACGAGATAGGCTCGCTCCGTATCGCCAAAGTACAGAACCAGTACGATACAATCAAATCGGGCTGGGAGGCAACGTTCGACGTGTACAAGTACGGGGCGTGAACTTAATACAGTTTGTTTTCTGATGGTTTACTTCGTACTTTTGTGCACTGTTTAAAAACAAAAGAGCATGAAAATCATCAGAAACAACATTATCCCGGTTAAGGGCTTCAAAGCTATTAACCTATTCGGCATTCTCTTCGTACGTGGTAACGCGGTTATAAGCGAGAAGACGCTAAGACATGAACACATTCACACGATGCAAATGCGTGAAATGCTGTACGTGCCTTTCTACCTTTGGTACGGTATCGAGTGGGTGATACGTTACTTTGCGTGGAGTTTTGAAAAGAAGCCATGCGACCCGAACGACAAGCCCTATGACCGCATGAGTTTTGAGAGGGAGGCATACGGCAACGAGCACGATGTATACTACCCGAGGACGAGGAAACATTACAGTTGGTTTAAATACATTTAACTATGAACAAGGAAGTTACCCAATTAGTTAGGCAGATACGCGACGAGATAGTAGCTAACTACTATCGCATGAGGCTTAACGCTTCGGGCCGCTTCGACAGAGAAACAGAAGTGGTGGAGTATGCAGGCGGCGTGAAGATAGAAAGCCCGGCATACATCTATCAGATGGAGGACGGGAGGGCGGCTGGTAGCTTCCCACCCGTTTCTGCCATCAAGCAGTGGATTAAAGACAAGAACGCGAACGCCGGTACGGACATACCAGAAGAAGCGGCATACGCAATAGCATACGTTATCAAGCGCGACGGTATTCGTGTACCCAACGAGCACAACGAAGGAGGCGTAGCAAGCAAGATACTAACCCCCGAGATGATGCAACGTATCACAGTAGAGGTGTCCCGGATAGTAAGGGCGGAGATATTAACCATTTTAACTAAAAAGCAATGATTATAAGAAATCTATTAACTAACGATACGGTAACGGCGGCTGGATTTATGAATATCGGAGGCATAGGCGCAGGCATATACCGCCCTATACGTTTGGAGCGGGTGGGTTCGGTTACCAGTATAACCTTTTTCTTTTCGCGTAATGGAGCTTACAAGGCAGCAGCAACCGTAACCCCATACGAGGGCGCGGTATTGGACATGTCGATGATGGCGGCAGCCACGCCGAGCATAACGGAGAGCATCAACGCAGGCTTGGGGCTTACCGATTTCGTGGACAACGTGTCTATACAATACCGGGAGGGCACGCTGAAGTCTATCGTCCTCCGAGTAATCCACTCCCCGGCGGCAGACGCCCGATTTACGTCAACGGCGAGCACGCGCAACCTATCGGACTACGGTAACGGGCTGTTTAACCAATTGGACTTTAGTTGTGCTTCGTTTCTTAACAGCCCGTTGACCGGCGTGCCGTTTAACTTTGCTTTGAGGTATGGTCAATATAAGGCAAACTCGGACGGTAGACTACGTTACAGGTACGGCAGTTCGGTAACATCCGGCATTTGGGCTATGACTACCAATACAGACATCGCCAATATGAACACATTTACGTTCAGAACCTACGACGACGCCGACGTATGGGGCTACGCACGTTTTGAACGTAAGTACCCGTATTGCCCCGACCCCAATAAACGGGTAACGCTCCGATGGCTTAACAGCAAAGGGGCGTATGATACGATGTACTTCGACCAATACCGCATTGTGCCTACTTATCTGGTTAACTTCTCGGGAGGCAACCGTGTGTTGTCCTACGACGTTACGATAAACGTAGTAGTAACGGAGGATAACCAAAACGCGCTGTACTGGCTTTCACGTTCTGGCGAGGTTGCCGGGGTGTTCCCTTTGGCTACCAACCAGTGGGCGCGTGTCACGATACAGAACCCGAATGCGCTGAACATACAAGGCGGTGCAACGGGACGGGTAGCGGCATTTAAATGCAAGTTTGAAATTATAGAACCTTAACAATATGGATTTAACAATACGAATTGATGGCGAAGTGATAGACGGCATAACCGCGAACTCGGTGAAGCTGACTATCAACAACCCCGACCCCCTTAAGTTCACGGAGCAAACGGTGAGTTACTCCGGGACAATCAACGTACCCCGGTCAGAAGTAAATGACCGTGTGTTCCGTTCCGAGCGTTTTCCGGGGAAGTTCATAAGGACATCCCCGTACCGTGCCGAATTGCATTTCGGGGGCTTTAGCATTCCGTTTGGCAGCGGTTTGTTCCGTGTACGTGTAACGGCAGACGAGGACGGATATAGCCTTGAACTGATAGAAAACATATCAAAGCTTTCGACATTGCGCGCCCCGGTGGTTGCAATACCTAAGTTTGAAACACCGGCTTATCAGTTTTCGACGTATATAGATAGCCTTAACTACGCGTACCCGAACGACGTTATTATACCTACAATATACGCGGCGGACGGGTCAACGCCCGTACTTATGTCCTACATTGCAGACCGAGTCACAAAAAAGGCAGGTGATTACAAGGGCGCAGAAAGTCAGCTGGTTTTTAAAGGTGCGCACGATGGGCTGGACGGCTCTGTATATTCGGCTAACTACATGATAGCGGAAAGCAACGAGGTTGCAACGTGTTTTACATACATGGTTGGTTCTGCATTCGATTTAAGGTTTACAAATGATTCGTTTATTGTTCTCCCACCTTCCGCTCCTGCTACGGTTTATCTTAGAAGCAACGGCGGTACATTCGCTTTGGCGTTTGCACGCGGTGCTGTAAGACCCGATGGCCACTACAAGTACAGCCCGGTACGCCCGGGTTCTACGTCTTGTTTGGTTACGCCAAGACCGACACACGATTTGAACTTCGGTTTCACTACCTCCGCCTCGTCTATGGTATATTCGGGAACGCCTATTACGACAGTGCCGAATACGGAAGCGTATTTCCTATCGTTCAAGATTAATTCGGTCACAGCCCCTACCTATGCATGGGACTTGGTGGAAACAATGGGCATAGATACGCCTTTCGAGATTGTGCAGGCATTCTGCAAGGCCTTCTGTTGGACGTATGAATTTAAATCAAGCCCGTTTGCGTTGATACTGAAACCTTTTATCAACCCGTCTACTATTTCTACGTACCGGGTAGACTGGACGGGGAAAATTGACAAATCGAGCATAAAGGTTGCAGAAGCCGCGGGCGCTGCGAGAACATATGCGGTGCAGGTAGGCTCAATCAAACAGACGGTAGGCGGTTACGGTGGGGCTATATCTACGCAGGAGACAGTAGGCGAGAGCGCGTTCCCGGTAAATCCCGGTGCGCAAAGACCATATGCCTCTATGATTAGGTTGGCAGGCTCGTACGTACCAGATAACTATTTCAACCGTGCAAGCGGTTACCGTGCTACGATAGCAGGGCATTATGACCGTTTTTCCCCTGGGTGGCAGGTGACGGCTAAAATGAACCTATCATATTTTGATATACAGAAAATGAAGTCCGACGCGCTTTATTTCGTAGGTGAGCTTAACCACTGGTTCTACCTTAGAACTCTTAGCAATTGGGACGTGTCAACAGGAATTGCGGACGTTACGTTAATTGCAGTTAAAAATTAATAATTTGGATTATGGCAACAGAAAAAGTTACTCTATTAGACCTTTCGTTTGATACGTCATCAGCCCTCGATGGGCTGGACGCTCTTATAGCAAAGTCCGTCGAACTGGCAGAAACAAAGAGCCAGCTAATGACAGCGCTTAAGGACGAAAAGAAGCAGTTGGACGATGCAGGCAAGGCGTACAAAGCCGGGACAATCGGACAAGACGAGTATAAAAAGGCAGTAGGCGATGCGGCAAAGGCTCAAATAGAATTGAAAAAGCAGTTGCTAGATGTCAACGCGTCAATCTCCGATAACAACCGCGAGATAAAGACGAACACGACGCTCTTAAACAGCCAGGAGGACAGCGTTGATGCGTTACGTGCGCAGCTTGCAAAGAACACCAAGGAGCTAAACGCAATGAGCGCAGCGACGCGCAACAACACGGACGAGGGGCAGAAGCTTGTGACTGAAACAAAGGAGATAAGCGACAAGCTTAAGGACATGGAAAAAGCTGTAGGCGATAACCGCAGGAACGTAGGTAACTATGCGGAAAGCATCCAGGAGGCAATGGGCAGCACGAAGGGGCTTTCCGGGGCTACGGCGGCTATGGCTACCTCTCTATCCGGGGGCGTGAACATCTTAAAAGTGTTTAATGCTACGTTGAGAGCCAACCCGATATTGGCGGTAGTTTCCGTTATCCTTGTTCTTGTGTCCACTATTGAAAAGCTGATGAAACGCAATAGTGAGATGGCGGCAAACCTAAAGGCGGCATTCGCTCCGTTTGAGGTTATCTTCTCGCGCATATTGGACGGCGTTACCGAGCTTCTCGGGGGTGTGGCAAAGGCTTTTGAATGGGTAACGGAGAAGGTTGTTAACTTGCTTTCGTCTATCGGTCTTATTACCGAGGAGACCACGAAGGCAGCGAACACAGCCAAAGCACTCACCAAGCAAGAGCTTGCAATATACGAGGCAGAAACCGACAACCTTGTAACGCTGTCGGCGATGCGTAGGGAACTGGAAGCGCAACGTACCATTGTGGGAGACCAACTAAAGACCGCAGAAGAACGAAACGCGGCAGCGCAAAAGGCTATCGCGATTTCCAAGCAGATGGAAAAAGCCGAAATAGACGTGCTGCAACAGAAGTACAATCAAATCAAGGCGCAGAACGAATTGAGTTACACAAGCAAGGAAGACAGACGCGCCGAGATGCAAGCACTGGCAGACCTGCAAGCACGCCAAGCCGATTATATCGGGCAGCGTAAAGAGTTGGAGAACCAGGCGAGCGGTATTGTAAAGGCGCAGATAGCAGCCAACGCAGCAGCATACAAGGCATCCGAGGCAGCAAAGGCACAAGCCGCAATAAAGGCAGCGCAGAACGCGGAAAACCAAAAGCGCGCTTTGCAAGAAGCTACAATCAAACAGATGGAAACAGCGTTAACGGCTCTTAACCTTTCAATGCAAGCTAAGGAACTGGAAAACAATACCATAGAGACGAAGTTAGAAAACGAAAAGGCATACGTAGAGGAAAGTTTAAAGCTTGAAAAGTACAGATTAGAGCAGGGTCTCATCTCAAAGCAGGAATACGCCAACAAGGAAGCCGAGTTTGATTTAGGCATACAACAGTTGGAGATGCAACGCAAAGAAGAGCAAGACGCTCTTATGAAGGAACGCGAAGCGATGGACGCGGCAAACTTGCATGAGCTTAAGATGGCAGAAGTTACCAACGAATTCGATATGCGCCAAATGCAACTCGATGCGCAATACGCGCAAGAGATGGCGGCAGCCGAGAAGATAGGCGCGGACACCGCGTTGATACAAGCCAAATATGAGAAGGCGAAGGAAGAGAACACCAAGGCACGCGTTAATGCAGAACTGACAATGACGGCAGGACTTGCAGGACAAATGTCAACACTGTTAGGGGAGCAAAGTGCTATCGGTAAGGCATTTGCGGTTGTTCAAGCGACAATAAATACTTACTTAGGTGCAACAAAAGCGCTGGCAAGCGGTGGTATATTCGGTATTGCACAAGCCGCTATCGTGATTGCTTTCGGTATGAAACAAGTTGCTACGATTGCAAAGCAGAAAGACCCCGATACGAAAATTAACACATCGGTCAAGAAGTATGCAAAAGGTGGGCAGATATACGGGCGTTCCCATGCGCAGGGCGGTGTGACGTTCCGGGGCGATAACGGGCAGGTGTTCGAGGCAGAGGGCGGTGAAAACGTTTATATCCTGAAGAAGACAGCAAGCGCCGAGATTAACGCACTGTCTGCACTCAATGAGGCGCACGGGGGCAATTCGTTCGGTACGTCGGGGCTTTACAAGTTTGCTGATGGCGGTATGGTTGCCGGGCTTTCCGAAGCTAACCGGGTAGTTAAGCAAGCTGGGAGCATGAAGTTATCAAACGAAAGTATTAACCAACTCGCCGGGGTAGTTATCGACGCAGTGATGAGCATGCCTAACCCCGTTGTATCGGTGCAGGACATCAACAACGGACAAAACGATGTTTCGGTAGTCCAGGGGTTGGCAACATTTTAAACCATTAACTCGTACAGAGATGGCAGTTTACTATATACTGCCTATCTTTGCACGTGTTACAACAAAAGCAAATTATATGAAATTTAAGAAACTTAGAATTATTCAAGCCGGGGTGACTACCAACTTTGGAGTACATGAAGGCAAGGAATTTCCGTTAGTCATTACGGAGACCGCAGTTCAAAGCGTTGTAACGCTCGGCAACCTAAAGCCTATCCATTGCAGGCGCACCCATAACGGGGCGGATATGCTGGACGGCTATTTAGGAAAATTCACTAACTTCGTGTTTGAAGACGGCGTAGCCTATGCCGATTTGGAATTATCCGAAGCCCTACAAGCCGCCTACCCATCAGAGGCAAAATTCATCTCCGAGATGATAAAGAACGAACCCGATATGCTGGGCGTTTCGGTGGTAGGCATAAACAATCAGACATTAAACGGTGATGTGCTGGAAGTTACCGAATTTTTTGAGTTATACTCTTGCGATTTGGTCGGTTTACCAGCAGCCACCACAAGCTTATTTAATAATCAAAACGAAAAGAAGATGAACAAATTTTTTAGTTCTTTCGCAGAGCTATTCAAGAAGTCGAGTTTTGCGACCGAGACAGTAGAAACCGTAGACGGCTCAAGCATCACGATTGAAGCGGCTGGCGAAACAATGGCTATCGGTGACAAGGTTTTCGATAGCGAAGGCAACGTTCACCCGGACGGCAAAGTAGAAGTGCAGGTTGAGGACGGTGTATTGGTTATCACCATTGCAAACGGAGTTATCGAAAGCGTAGAAGCTAAGGTAGAAGAAGAGGAAAAAGAAGAAGAAATTGAAGTTGAAACCCCGGCTACCGCTGATGTACCCGAAGAGTTTGCAAACCGTATGGCAGCTTTGGAAACCTCGGTTACTGAACTTACCGCAACACTGGAAGCTATGACGGCTCAATTTAACAGAGCGACACCGAAACCCGGCGTACCGCCCGTTAACATGCCGAAGAAGAAAGAAACAAAATTATCAAAAGAGGCTGTAGCAGAAGCAGCTAAAAGATTTTACAACAAATAACTAAAAAACAAAAGATTATGGCTCTTACATTTACAGACCTTAACAGATTAAACCTCAACTCATTAAACGAGGTTATTTCCTTAACCGTAGGACTTGCCGGCGAAATCGCACAAGGCATCACAGTGATGAACGGTATCCCTAACGGTACACCCGTTGTTTCCCTTACAGCAGCCGGCAAGGCTTTGCGTAAATCAGCAGGATGTAACGGTGAATACTTTTATAATAGCGTAGCTGACAAGGTTAAATATTACCAGCACGTACCTATCGAATTGCCTATTGAGATTTGCTTGCAAAGCTTGTGGGGTAAGATGGTTGCAAAGGGTATCAACCTCGACGATAACTTCTCTGAAACCGAATTGGCTGGTTTTATCCAGTCCGAGGTATTGAAGGTATTGGAAGCTGATTTGCTTCGCTTGGCTTGGTTGGACGGTAACGTAAAGACAGAAGTAACTGGTTACGGTATCTTCACTAACGGCGGTATTATCAAGCAGTACAAGGACAGCACAATGACTGAAAACATATTGGTTCTCGATACTGATGGTGTTCTCGCTGCATTGCGTGGCGCTATAGACGCACAGCGCCCCGATACGCTTGACAACTCTGAGTTCTTCGTTACTTCCAACGTTATGCGCTTGTACAAGAACTTGTTGCAGACACGTGATAACAGCGTAGCGCAGTCCGATATCGTAGACGGCCGCCCGGTGTATTACTTCGAGGGTTACAAGATTAACGAGCTGAGACACGTTTCTAATGCAGCTATCGCTGACGGTTTGGACACCGCATTTATCGCGTTCACTCCGAAAGATAACCTTCAGATTGCACTTGAAAGCGCTGGTACAGTTATCGCTCCGTTCATCCAAGATGCTAAGAGCCGTAACTACTACTCACAGACTTTGCTCGCGGCTGATGTTATGTTGGTAGCACCCGAGAAGATGCAGTTGTGGTCGACCGCAAGAGCAGCTGGATAAATAAATCATTTACTAATTAAAAGGGGGTTGGGATATTAACCCAGCCCCTTTTTTATTTCAAATAATATGGGAAAACAATGTTTAAATAAGCTTAGCGGCAATATTACGGTAGGGTGTGCCATCAACCCGGTGGGCGTTAAAAACCTATACCTAATGCACGTTGAGGATACGACGTTTAACGTAAACGAACTGATTGTGCAGGGTGCAACTTTTGCGAGCGGTGCAACCGTTATTCTCGTAGAAGGGTACAAACAAAATATCCAGGTTACTGCTTCGATGCTTTCTTTGGACGCTTCGGCAAAGATGAATTTTTCGGTGTCCTTCAAATTGCAACGTTCCGTTTCTGGAGCGCATTCAAAGCTTCGTTCCTTACTTACGGGCAAGTTCTACGTAATGGCAGAATATAATGACGGTTCTAATATGGTTATGGGGTGTCTAACTCCGTTAGAGTGTTCCGGCATAGATTGGGATAGCAACGCCAATTCCGGGCTTGCAACCATCACTTTGGCGTGCCCCGAGGGTTCGGCAGGTGATTATTTTAGGTTTGCCGACGCAAAGGCGTTAGGTCAAATCAAATCAAAAGTAGGAGGTTAAAGATATGGCATGTATTTCAAAATTGGCAAGAGCAATTCCTTATAATTGCGACAGCGGCGCGACTGGCTTAAATAGCGCGATTATCATTAATAAGGCGGACATCGCCAGCTTTTCAGTGGACGGCAGCACTATGGTTGTGTCGGGGGTCACTTTAGCGGCAGGGGCGAAGGCTTACAAAATCGACACGGTTAAGAGGTCACTTGTTTTGTCTACCGCGTTGAAGGTTAACGACGGCGCTCCAAATGCAAACACGCATTCCGCGTCAATTGTATTTACCGATACGGTAGACGTCGCTTGGCGTCAAGTTATGCAGTCCTTTACTAACGGTTCGTTTGTGATTATCGCGAAGCCTACCGATGGGATGTTTCCGCGCGTCTACGGACTGTATTACGGACTATCTGCTACGGCAATAGATAACAATTCGCATGAGAACGGTAACTGGACTACGTTCACTTTGGAAACGCCCGAAAACGTTATCGGTGAGGATTCCGTAGCTATGACAGTGGCAGACTACGACGCCCTTTATAAGGCAGCAGTAGAATAGTAATTAATTAAAAAAGAAAGGAAAAATAATATGGCATGTATTGGAAAGATAGCTTCGGGGTTGGCGATGCCTTGTGGCGCTCCAAGAACCCCCGATTTGGGGGTTATAGCAGGCGCACGGGTAATTAATGCGTCGGACATTGCGAGCTTTACAGTAAACCCCAATACCGCAGTAGCGAGCATTACGAGGGTAACCGGAACGGTAGGGTATGACCTTACCACTGCTAATAACTCAATGGTAATAACGGTAGGTCTCAAATCGCAGGACATTACGCCTGGGGCTTATGACGTCGCAATAACGTTCAAAACGTTTTCCGGACATGGAGATTTTGCGAGCTCAGGAACACCTCTGGGCGGCGCAGGCAGACTTGCGAACGCTGAACTCGTATTTGCCGTAAAACATGGCGGTGGGCGTTACAAAATTTACGGATTAGGTGCTCCGTTGGTTTGTACCGAGTTGTCGGGTGATTCGAGCGCGAGCGACTTGGTAACGTACACCTACGGCGTAGAGGATTGGCAAGTAGGTACGACGGTTCATTACATAGACGAGGCGACTTATGCTGCGTTGGTTACCCCAGCCCCAGCACCCTAATTAAATAAAAAAGAAAATGGCAGAAGAAAAAACAAATAATACCGGGCAGGGCGAAAGCACCAGCCCGGAAGTTACTCAACCAAAGGAAGTAACATTACAGGAAAAATTAGACGCGTATTACGCAATGACGGGTCTAAAACTTGACCCTAATTGCCACATGGATATGGAATATTTATCTTTGTGGTACGAAACGAAGTATTTAACTAAAGTGGTTTACAGATGGGCGATGAAGCCCGGGGCGCGTATCGTGCATTACGTTGACGGCATCGTGTATAAGAGCGCGAACATGACCGACGAAATAGCGGAACGCCTTATGACTGAAAACCCGGCTTATGCGGAATGCTTCGTAGAAATCAATAAAAAGGAGAAATAAATATGATAGGTTACAGACGTTTCGCGCTTGTTGTCGAAAAGGCGCTTAAGTTGTCCGCTAATACGGGCGATAAGATTATTAACTACGGAGACGGCAACTTATATCCGCAGGAAATAGCCGAACTTATATACGCTTCAAAGACAGCTACGGCCGCGGTTGAGAAAATGACCGAGAACATTATTTGCGAGGGATTCAAAAACGAAGACTTCGCAGCAATGACAAACGGTAACGGCTGTAACATGGACGATGTTTTAGAAGCTACGGCGAACGATGTCGCACGTTTTAGGGGCTGGGCCTGGATAGTCCAATACGGTTTGACACCCGAAGGCTACAAGCCCCGAAACGTGTACAACGTTCCGTTTGAGTATGTCCGTGCCGAGATGAACGACAACTATTTGAAAGACCCTACCATAAAGAGATGGCGTGTTTTCAATAATTGGGACAGGCAGAACGTAAAAGCAACGAGCAGCGCACAGAACTCCACAGTATACCCGACCTTTGACCCGGAAAACTTCGCATCAGAGGTTGAGGAGTGCGGCGGTATTGAAAACCATAAGGGGCAGCTACTATATGTGAACCTTGGAACAACGCGCCCGTATCCCCTTAGTACGTTCCATTCGGTACGTAACGAGATGGGAGCGGAGGACAAGAACGGCAAATACGTTAACCGTACTTTGGGCAGGGGTTTCCACATGTGTAGCATCGTGTCGCACGGTGATTTTGAGACAGAGCAAGCACAGCAGGAGTTCCGCGATACGCTGGCAGATATGATGGGTAGCGAGAACGCAGGTTCAGTTCTTACTGTAAGAGACGAGAACGTAGCCACGGACAAACCGTTTATCAAAGTAGACCAGTTGGGAAGCCCGATAGATAGGGAGCTTTACAAGGCTTATGTAGAACCCCTTAGAAAGGATATCGCTATATCGGCTTATAACATACCGTTACCCCTTATTGACAGTTCGCTGATGACCTACTCAAACGCTTCGGGCGAGGTTATAAAAGAGCTGCAAAAGGTCTATCGCAATAGCTTGCAGAAGATACGTCAGCGCATTTCGCGCGAGTTGTACCAGGTTTTCGGGGTTGACCCGTCAGTTACAGAAATTAATAATAAATTTGAAGAAGATGGCATATCCGATAGCGCTGTTCCGTCAGTTGTTTGAGATAGCAACGGACGTTAAGGACAATAAGATAGAAAAGGCGTTCTTTGAGGCAGACCTACTCGATATATTGCCCCAAGTTGGCAGCATGTATGAGGCTGTTCCGGGGCAGTATATCCCGGACGGGTCTGACTTCGCAGGACTTGAAAAGGTTATCTGTTATTACGCGTTCGCGCGGTATTTGCAGATAGCAGACCAAAACAGCACGAGCACGGGTATGAAGATTCAGACCTATGGTGGCTCGGTAGTCGTTCCCGATACAAGCAAGGTTAAAAGGTTTGAAGCCGAACGGGGCAAAGCAGACCTTTTCATAGAGCCGTTGATTTGCCGAATGGAGGCAGACGGATTTATAAAGGCATGTACAGTATCGAGCACCCGTATAGGGTTAATTAAGTGATTGAACAACTGGAGGCCTATTTCCGCACGTTTTTTGCTGTTACCGTTCTGGCAGTAGTTACGGATATACGGGACTTTATATTTTTAGTGGTTATCGTTACCGCGTTGAACTGGTTGGTAGGTTATTTGGCAGACAGGGCGAAAGGAAAGCCCTACAAGCACAAAAAGGCCATGCAGGCAGTTAAGGAGTTGTTCCTAACCAATGCGATTCTTTTCTTTGTAGCGCTCACTTGCAATATGCTCGAGCCCGGGATAGATTATCAGCTTTTAGTTAAAGCGCTCACTGGTATATTCCTTATTATATACGCGCGTAACATAACAAGAAACCTACGGGTGGTTCAGCCGGGAAATGAATTTGTGAAAGTGCTTAACAGCATAGCGAACAGCAAGTATTTCCAACTTAAAAAAAAGATTAAGGATGGCGAATTTGAAACACCCTTAGAAGAAAAGGAGAAAGAAGATGGCGAACAGCAGTAAGTTAGTACCGTTCATCCTGCAATGGGAGGGCGGTTTCGTTAATGACCCCGACGACCTCGGGGGCGCAACAAACAAAGGTATAACTATAGGCACATTCACCGAATACAAGAAGCGGAAGGGGCAAAAAGCCCCGACCGTTGAAGACTTGAAAAACATATCGGATGCAGACTGGCACGATGTTTTCAAGTCCTTGTATTGGGATAGGTGGAAAGCCGACGAGATTAAAAGCCAGGCAGTAGCCAATATCTTAGTTGACTGGGTGTGGGCTTCCGGTTCGCACGGTATAAAGCGCCCACAACGTCTTTTGGGCGTCAAGGCGGACGGTATTGTAGGTAAACAGACCATTGCAGCCCTTAACGCTATGGACGCGGCTACGCTCTTTAAAATGATTAAAGACGATAGGGCAAAGTTCATTGATGAGATATGCAAGGCGAGACCCAAAAACGAGAAATACCGCAAGGGGTGGATGAACCGTATTAACGCGATACGCTATGAATAAACTACAAAAGATAATTATAGGCTTTGCAGTCCTTATGGTGCTATTCGGTGCAATAACCAAGATGGTAGACACCATAAGGAAGCAAAGAGCCGAAATAGGACGTTTAGAGCGTAACGTTGAGGCGATGAGCGACGTGCAGATAGAGTACAAAACAAAGCTCGGTGATGCAGCAGTGAAGCATAAAGCTTTAGAGATGTCGCACAAGGAGTTAAAGAAGACGAACGCGGAACTATATAAAGAGGTGGACGCGCTTAACGTTCGGGTGAAAGACGCGCTTTCCGCGACACGTACCGTTACCAAGACCGTAATAAAGGAGGTAGTACGTACCGATACGGTAGCCGGGGAGCTTATAGCCGAATACCGGGACGCATGGAACACGATACAAGCAAGGGTTAAACGGGATAGCACGGAATTAAGCTATCAAGGCAGGGACACGATAACGGGTGTTATCACAGTCCGAAAGAAAAAGTTTTTGTTTTTCAGATGGGGGGTCAAGGCTATAGAGCACGACGTATCGAATAAAAACCCCAAATCGAAGATAGATATAGACATAGCGGTAAAGCTAAAATAATTAGGAGATGGAGGGCTGTTAACAGTTCTCCATTTTTCGTTTACATTCGTTAACCACAGCCTGCACAGTAAAAAATCGCTGCTGTGCAGGTCTCTGTGCAGTCATAACTCCTCTATATCAACTACTTATCTATACTTGCACAGTAAACACAGTAAAAAGGGGTTAAAACATTATTCTGGAGAAAATAGCATTTACCACTATAGAACGGGCTGTAAAAACCACTATATCCGAAATGAAAGTTTAGAAATTTAGGCGTGTTTCTGTGCAGTGCAGTCTACGCCATTGGGAATCAGCACTTTAGCCCGCACCGACTGTTTCTTTACATCTTTTCACTTTTGATTAAGGTTTATTAGCACAAAAAGAGATACAACCTATCAGTATTTGCCGTATCTTTGTAATGTCAAAAGGAAACAAGGTTGTTCTTTACCGAAACTAAGAACACGACACCCTTAAAAGGAAAGTTTGAAAAGTGAATGGGATTCAAACACCGGGTTACCCAACGACAAAGAAAAGAGGTCACCAAGACATTAAACTGGAAATAACCGTGAACAAGTAAGAACGTAGATTTGTTACTAGCGTATAAAACGAAGCGAAGTATGAAAGCAATTGATTTAATTTTTAGGGAAACGCTGACCGCCGGTCAGTTCGAGATGAAAAGCCACGTATTAGTATTTATAGACGAGGCAGGCAACGAGTATAGCGATACCTTTTCAGAGGTACGCCATAACGGAAGATTTGAAACATACCAATACAATGGTATGACTTACCCACACATGTAGAACCTTATGGAGGCTATTTTCTTAAATAAGGTTAACAAGTGAACCAACGTATTTGCAAAAGCGTTATATTTGCATCAACAATTTAAAAAGATAAAGTTATGAATGGGCAAAAGTTTATTATCGACGAAGTGAAAAAGCACTTGCAGGCGAGCGCGAGAAAGAACAAATACCAAGTTATCGACGCGGTGCAGGAAATGCCGACATTTGAGGGCTTTATACTTCCTTACTACGTCTCCACAATGGAGGGAACGAAATACCTCGTGAACGTTGAGGAAATGTATATCTACTGCGACGAGTGGGACGGGTTCTATAACGAGACGGTAGCCAAGGTTGCACAAGCCATTTTGGAAGCCGAACAAATCAAAGAAGCATAAATTAGTTATTCACCATATAAAAAGAAAAGAAAATGAAGATTACACCGTTAACAATCGATTTTGACGTTACAAACGCACAAGAAGTAGAATTTGTAAATGACCTAATGAACCGTCTATTTGGAAGCGCGCCGCTTAAGGCTATGCCAGCGACTACAGAGAACCCAGTAAACAGTACAAGCGTACCGACGTTTAGCGAACCGACGCAGACCGCTGCACCCGTTCAGGAAGTGAAGGAAGAGCCGAAGCAAGAAAATATCACCGAGGCTATCGCAGAAGTGAAAAAAGAAATGAAAAAACCTGAAAAGGTAACGAAGCCAAAGACCGTAAAGGAAGCCCCACAAGCGACGATTGAACCCGAACCCGTACAAGCTCCCGTCGAAGAGGAGAAAGCCCCGGAGAAAGCCTCAAATGAGCCTCTAACGGCAAAGGACATGCAGGCATTCATGATTGATTTAATGAAAACCGGGAAAATCACCCGACCGCAATTAACGGATATCATGCTGGAGTTCGGTGGTGCATCCCTTATGCGTATCAAGCCAGAGAAGTACGAGCTATTGAAACAACGTATTGAAACCTATAACGATTAAAAAAATGAAAGTACAAATAGACCACACAAGTAGGGCACACGCCCTACTTTCTCCGAGCAGCTCGCACCGATGGCTTAACTGCACACCGTCTGCACGGTTGGAAGAACCGTACGAGAGCACGAGTAGCGCAGCATCAGAAGAGGGAACGGTAGCACATGAGTTGGCAGAGCACGCGATAGAAAAGTATTTAGCCGGGGAATACCTACCGTTATTGGACGAATTGCCCGTACCCGACGAGATACGTAACAACAAATACTATAGTTCAGAAATGGAACACTACGTAACCGACTACGTTTGCTACGTGTGTGACATATACGAGTTGGAGGAAGGCGCTAAAATGAGTATAGAGCGAAAGTTCGACCTAACCACGTACGTTCCCGAGTGTTTCGGTAGCTGTGACTGTGACATAGTAGGCGAGACCGTTCTAAACATCGTCGACTTGAAGTATGGTAAGGGCGTACAAGTAGACGCTAACGGAAATAGCCAGTTAATGATGTACGCTATCGGCGTTCTTAATTCCTTAGAGCCATGCCACCGCTCGAAGATTGAAAGGGTACGTATGCACATCGCACAAGTACGGTTAGGCAATTACTCGGTATTCGAGATGTCCGCACGGGACTTGACACACTGGGCGATACACGTACTTCGCCCCACTGCTGAAAAGGCATGGGCCGGACAAGGGGAAACCAAAGTAGGCAGCCACTGCAAGTTCTGCAAGTTCAAAGCGCAATGCAGGGCGCAAAAAGATGCTTTAGTTAACGAGTTCGAGACCCACGGGGACACCAAGGCGTTAACGCTTGACGAGATAGGCGATATACTAAGCAAGTCCGATATGTTCACCGATTGGCTGGCCTCGGTCAAGACTTTCGCGATGCAAGCCGCCACACGAGGCGAAAAGGTCAAGGGGTGGAAGCTTGTAGAGGGTAGGTCAGCGCGTGTCATAAACGACACGGAAACAGCCATAGAGCGCCTAAAGGCTATCGGGCTATCTACCGAGGACGTAACTAACAGAAAACTGAAAGGTATCGGAGACCTCGAACGTCTGGTAGGTAAAAAACCGCTCGCCGCAACGCTTGACGGTCTGATAGTCAAGCCGCAAGGACTACCAACGTTAGTCCCGGAAAGCGATAAGCGCGAGGCGTTAAGCCCAACTATAGACGACTTCGAGGAATTAAATTCATAAAAGAAGTTAACGAAAGAACCAACCTATCAGATAAAGCGTTATATTTGCATTATCAATTTAAAAACAAAACGATATGAAAAGTAACAACGGTATTTTAACGGAGAAAGAGATTCAAGCAAGAACAAAGTTTTGGAACAAAAAGCAATTCCGCACCTGGGGTAAAAAAGAACTTGAAAGAACCTCTAAAGACATGCAAAATCTTTTGGTAGCTATAAAGGAGTTCAGCCTGGACGAGATTGAGGCTATTAGAAAGTTAGAAGAGTATGGCTATAAAGCATACGTGTATGGCCTTAGGGCATACGAAAAGAAGAGCCCAGAGTATATCATATGTATGGCGGACCAAAGAGACTTAGATTATGCTATTTCGATAGCACCGAAAACTTTTAAAGTTAAACAAGGTTAACAGAGTAAACAACCTATTGAATTATTTGTTATCTTTGCAACATCAAATTAAAAACGGAACGCCCAAACCGATTAGAGGGCAAAAACAAAACAAGTTTATTATGAAATTAATGATTAAGAACGTGAGATTGAGTTATGTTAGATTGTTTGAAGCGCAACAAGTCAACGGACAAGGAGAAGCAAGTTACAGTGTATGTTTATTGATTCCGAAGGATAGCCCGGAAGTTCCAAAGATTAAGGCAGCTATTGAAGCCGAGTTTTCAGCCCTTAAGGTACGTTATCCGAAGCTGAACGGCAAAGACCCGAAGGTATGGACTAACCCGTTAAGAGATGGGGATGCCGAGAAAGACGGTGCAGAGTATCAAGGTTGCTACTTTATCAACGCAAAGCGCAAAGAGAAGCAAGGCGCGCCTATCGTAATCGACGGTAGAAAACAGTACATCACAGACCCGAACGAGGTTTATAGCGGTTCATGGGGCAACGTAGCCGTATCATTCTACCCCTATGAGTTTACCGGGAAATACGGTATCGGCGTAGGCTTGAACGGTGTGCAGAAGGTAAGAGACGACGAAAGACTGGACGGCGGTACAAGCATTGACGATTTCGATTTTGAAGACGAGAACGACGATTTATTCAACTAAACAGATTAATAACCGGGCGGTGTAATGCCGCCCAAAATAAAGTCCCATAGCTCAATTGGTTAGAGCACTACACTGATACTGTAGAGGTCGGCAGTTCAACTCTGCCCGGGACTACCATAACCGGGCGGTGTAATGCCGCCCAAAATAAAAAGCAAAAATGGGGAAATATGATTCGTACGTAAACGCAGAAGGCGTTAGAATTTCAAAAGCGACGGGCAAACCGTTGAAGAAGTATAATAAAGTCAACAAGGCATATTGGGCGGCTCGTGAGGGCAAAACGGTAGTAGCAGTACAGCAACCTATCGTTGAGGCTGACCCGTTGATAGAGGAGCTTAAAAGCTATTACAACGAGGAAGAGCTAAAGGGTATTATCGGTTTGAAGAAGGACGCGCCCCCCGTCGAACTGGTAGACATCACACCGAAGAAAAAGACATCACTCGATGAGGGTAACACGGGCTTTCTTATTGCATCAGACTGGCATGCTGACGAAGTGGTAAAAGCTTCTACGGTGTTGGGCAAAAACGAGTATAACAAGGATATTGCAGAAAAGCGTATCACTAATTTCTTTGCAAATGCCGCGTACATGATAAAGAGAAAGCCCGTAGATAACCTGGTTATCGGTTTGATTGGTGACATGATAGGCGGCTACATACACCCCGAACTCGAGCAAACAAATAGCATGTCACCTATGCGAGGTGTTAACTTCGTTAAGAACCTAATTATTTCCGGGCTTAAGTATTTGCATGACCAGTTACCCGAGGTTAACAAAATTACTGTAATCGGTATATGTGGAAACCATTCAAGAACTACAAAAAAAAT